CAACCCCAAGCGCCGACGAACCTCACTACGAGGGAACCGTTGTCTTCGACCAGTTGCCACCGCTAAACCTAACTTCAAACGAAGTAGTTCAGTTCGAGGTAACCCTGACCGTTCGCAACACCGGTCTCGACACCGCCAACGACTTGTTCTACGGTGTAGAGAAGCTCACCGCTTAATCAATGTCGAATACCTCTGGCATCAAGGTCAAGGGTCTTCGCAGCTCTATCAAAGCCTTACAGGCAATCGGTGTCGACGCCAAAGAAATAAAGTTGGCGGGTAACGATGCCGGTGAGATAGTCGCTCGCGAAGCCCGAGGCCTTGCTCCAGTTCGGACAGGGTCACTACGATCCACAATTAGAGTTTCAAAAGCCCTAAACAAAGTAAGCGTCTCTGCCGGTAACAACGGCCGAGTGCCTTACGCAAACCCGATTCACTGGGGCTGGTTCAAGCGCAACATCAAACCACAGCCATTCTTTGTAAAAGCCCTGGGCATTACAAGGGATGAGGTCTACCAGACTTATTACCGTAACGTCAATAAACTGATAGAAACTAACAGCACGAAAGGCACAGATGAGTAACACAGAACGCACAATCCTCGATGTCCTAACCATGGACGAGATTGAGCAGCTCGAAAGACTGACCGGATCATCGGTCAACGTATTGTTTGGCAAAGGCGAGTTCCCTGGGCGCGCCCTAAAGTTCTTGGTGTGGCTATTGCAGCAGCGCACCGACAAGAATGCCAAAATTGAAGATGTCGGCAAGATGACTTTCACCGAAGCAACTAACTGGGTGACGGAGTATCTTGCAGACCCAAAAGCGCAAGCGTAAAAGAGTCTCTTGACCGTTTGGCAAGTTTCTGTTTAGCGACAGGAATGAGCCCGTCAGAGTTTCGTAAACTTACGCTGGCAGAATATAGGGCTTTCATCGAAGCCCTCGAGGAAAGGTCTGGCAGATGAGTTTAGTGCTCAACGTCGAAATCCTTGGCGAGTTCAAGAAACTAACCCAGGCCACCAAAGGCGCAGGCGGCGATCTAACCAGCATGGGCAAACAAGCCCAGACCATTAGCAAGAGCATCGGTAAAGCCTTTGCCGCTATCGGTATCGGTCTATCGTTCAAAGTCATAGCCAACGAGTTGCAAGAGGCAACCAAGGCCGCTATCGAAGACCGCAAGAGCCAGGAGTTGCTCGCGCTCGCCATGATAAACACTGGCAAGGCAACCGATGCCAACGTCGCGGCGACTGAGAAGTCAATCGCTAAGATGCAGATTCAGGCCGGTATCGCAGACGACAGACTGAGACCCGCTTATCAGAAACTCTTTATTGCCACCGGTGACGTCACCAAGTCAAACGAGCTCATGCAGATCGCGCTCGACGCTTCAGCCGCAACAGGCAAAGACCTAGACACTGTTACGCAGGCCATGGCAAAGAGCCTGGCAGGTCAAGACACCGCGCTAACAAAACTTATCCCAAGTCTTCGAGGTTCCAAGACTCCAATCGAGGACATGGCAGCCGCGTTCAAGGGCGCATCCACAGAAGCCGCCAACCTCGACCCTTACCAGCGGATGCAGGTTATCTTTGGCGAGATTCAGGAAAAACTTGGCACCGCGCTCTTGCCTATCCTTGACGACTTCGCAGCCTGGATGATGTCACCACCTGGGCAAAAGCAACTTCAAGAAATCGCAGACGCAGCGCACCAATTACTCACAGAGTTGGCTGGCGTCGCTAAGTGGGCTATAGCTAACAAGAATTGGCTCCTACCTTTGCTCGGCGGAGTTGCGCTATTCAAGGGAACCATTGACAGCATCAACGGAATCAAGACCGCTATCGACGGTGTCACGGCCGCTATCAATGTTATGAAAGCCGCTTCGGCTACAAGTCTCTTGGCATCGTTCGGAATTGTCGGTGTTGCTGCTGCAGGTTCCGCAGCTGGAGGATATTTCCAAGGTAAAGCCTTGGCAGAACAGACACAGATTTATGCAGGCGGAAAGCGCGGCGACGCAGCATTCGACGGCTTTAGAGAAGCGTTCGGTGTGCCTAGAGTTGGCACCGTGCCAAAGCCGGGAATGCCTGCACCTGGTGCTCGAGGCAACGTGAACATCACGATTAACACACCTAAAGTCAACGCGCAGGACATCGTCAACACAGTTAATAACGCAACCCGAAACGGCTTCACCGGCACTCTTAGATCACTCAAGGAATAGCCATGGCTGTAATAAACAACTTCGACATAGCCACAGACCTAAAAGTCGAAATGCTACTAGCCGAAGCTGCGCGCAACGTCTTCGTGCTAGGCATCAGCCCACTAGGCGGAACCAACGTTCTAGGCGATGACGCTTCAGGCAACGTCACCTGGCAAGACCTGGCATGTGAAGTCAACGCAGTCAGCACCTCAATCGGTGGCTCAATCGCATCCAACGTATTCTTTCAGGCCGACTCGGGCAAAGCGCAAATCAGGATGCAGTCCTGGACATTCGATCCAAACAACTACCCGTTCATCCGCCCAGGTGTCGAGGTGCGCGTCAAAGCCAAGCGCGGAGCCTACGAGTTCATTCTTTGGCACGGAACCCTCGATGACATTAGCGTGACTTATGCACCTGACCAACAGAACCAAATCACGGTCAACGCGACAGACTTCTGGGCACTCCTAGTCAACCGTCGCTTTGACTTCGAACCCACAGGCGCGCTACTCCCCAGCGACGCAATCCAGTTGGCTATTGACGAAGTCGCGGCGACTGGCTTCGTTATCCCCTATGACAGCTTCAGCATCAACCCTGAATGGTATATGACCGGCACTCCGCAGCTCAACACCACCTTTGGCGCGGTGGCCGCCAACTGTTTGACCACAGGGCTTGGCTTCATCGCAATCAACCCAAGCACCGGCTACCTCGAGTATCGACCTCGAGCACAGACCGGTGGCTACGTCTACACAATCGGCAACAACCACGGGGAAGCCAACCACTTGTGCATGGCAGACCTAGACTCAGCGATGCAATCCGAGCAGGTCTTCAACAGCACCCTAGTCACACAGAAATACGAATACCTTGGCGACCCAATCTTCACTCAGCTCTACACCGACCAGGACTCAATCGACCTATTCGGGCAACGCTCAGAAGACTTCACCGTCGACCTGGCAACCACAGCCGACGCAGACGCCTGGGCGGCAAGTGTATTCACGCCTAAACCAATCACAGTAGTGACCAGCGTGACCACACCGGCAATCGACCGCCTGCGCGATCTAACAGAAGCAATCGAGTTCATGCCAGGCGACACCGTTAGAGTGCTTTACAGTAATGACGACATAGACATCGACACCGTTTACACCGTAACCAGGGTGCGCCACATCATAGACGTAAACAACTGGTTCACTACACTAGAAGTATGGAAAGAGTTCTAAATGGCCGGATGGTTTGACTTTGTAAATGGGCAGACGCTCCCAGCGTCAAGAGTCCAGGACTACCTCATGGATCAGACTGTCATGGTCTTTGCAAACGCCACGGCAAGAACAACAGCACTGGCTGGCATCGTCACTGAGGGCATGGTCAGTTATCTTCTCAGCACAAAGAACCTTTGGGTTTACAACGGCACAGCCTGGGTGCTGGTCAACCCTCCAGAACCTCCAGTTGTATTTCCAGACATCCTCAGCCCAATTCTCTTGATCGGAGCATAAATGCCAATTAACTACAAGATTCTCGGACAGGCGCACCCCGCTGGCACAAGCGAGACCGACCTTTACACATGCCCGACATCGACGCAAGCAATTGTCTCTACTTTGACAATCACGAACGTGACGGCCTCCCCAGTCAACGCTCGAGTCTGGGCAAGAATAAATGGCGCGGCAGCAGCTCACGTCAACGCCATTCTGTTCGATGTGCCACTCGCGGGCAACAGCGTCGCAGCATTCACACTGGGTTTGACTGTGGACGCAGCCGACATCATCTCAGTTCGTTCATCAACAGGCAACAGCCTCACATTCCAATTGTTCGGAAGCGAGATTAGCTAATGGCTGTAACAGTATTCCCAATTCCAACTCCGCCAGCATCGACGGCTAAAAGCCCAACGACCGTAATCATTAACTCCACTCAGTCATGGACAGCACCGACAGGTGTTAGCCAAATTGAGTTATTCCTCGTCGGTGGTGGCGGTGGTGGCGGTGGTGCTATTTCGGGTGGCAAAGGTGGTGGCGGCGCCGGTGGTGGCGTCCTGAGCCAAACCATAACTGTTACACCTGGCACAAGCTACACGGTCACAATCGGCGCTGGAGGGGCAGCAGGCACCTCTGCTCCAACACCTGGAGGAGTTGGCTCATCAAGCACTTTTGGAAGCCTAGTGACTTCATTCGGTGGCGGTGGAGGACAAGATTCCAACCAGACAATTAACGCATTTGGTCAGATTGCTTCGGGTGGTGGCGAGGGTCATCCAAGTTCTGATTCTGGTGGCGGTGGCGGTGCTGCAATGATGCTCCCAAACTCGAGCGGTGTCAACCTTTTGACTATCAACGTCAACCCAAGATTATCTGTAGTGCAAGGAACGCTTGGTTATACCACTAGCTGGCGCTGGGGAAACCCTGGAGTGAATGGTTACGGCGCTGGCGGTGGTGGCGCAACAGGTCAAGCCTCGCGTATTTTTGGTGGCCTAAACGCTGGTGGTGGCGGATTTAGCGGTAACGCTGCAACATCAGGCGTCGCAAACTTTGGTGGCGGTGGTGGTGCGGGTCTCTTTAGCGGATCGTATCTAACTGCTGGCTCTGGCGGTTCAGGTGTTTGCATCATTAGGTATTGGAGTTAAAAATGGCACACTTTGCAAAAATAGAGAACGACGTAGTTACTCAGGTAGTTGTCGTTGACAACTCTGAAGAGCTGCGCGGCCAGGAATACTTGAACAGCCTCGGCCTTGAGGGCACTTGGGTTCAGACCTCCTACAATGCCAACTTTGGCAAAAAGTTTGCAGCAATTGGTGACACTTACGTTGCTAGCACTGGCAACTTCAAACCAGCGCAACCATTCGCATCATGGAAATGGAACGCGACAGCATGGACTTGGACTCCACCAAAAGCAAAGCCGGACGGCGCATTCGTTTGGAACGAAGACCTCACTGACTGGGTAGCAATCTAAAATGAACGAGACCACCGACAGAGAGCTGCTAATCACAATCATCAAAGACCTGGCAACACTCAAGGCCGAGATGAACGGTTACAAGCAACTCGAGCGCGACGTTCGTGAATTACAAAAAAAGATTTATCTATTCATGGGCTTCGCTGGCGCTATCGGTGGTTCAATCGTCGCAATAGCACAGGGAGTTATGACCAATGCCTAAAGAAGTAACCGTTCAAACTTTTCATCCTGGCAAAGTCTCACGCATGGGCGAGAAGTTCGGCACACACAGCGAGACTCGCAAGAAATTAGGACTTGGCCCACACAGAGGCTTGGACTACTCATTCCAGTCAGGCACACCGCTCCTGGCAATTGGATCGGGTCGAGTCAAGAACATCGGCCACACTAACGTGCTTGGATACTTCATCGAGATCAGCGCACCGGTAATCGTCAAGGGCAAGCTCGAGGTCAAAATCTTTGGTTACTACCACCTGCTCGAAGACCAAGAGCAATTTTGGAAAGTTGGCGACGCCGTCAAGGGCGGGCAAGTTCTCTGCAAGTCAGGCAACACAGGCACAGCCACATCTGGCGCACACCTGCACCTAATGGCCGGTGACAAAATCAACCTGGCAACTAACCCAGTCGAAGACCCGCTACCACTTATCGAGGCCACTCTCGCGCCTCAGACAATCACCGTCGACGACGAGGAGAAACCAGTTGCCAAAAAACCAGCTGCTAAAAAACCTGCTAAAAAGTAGCCCACTCAAAAGAGTCACCCGCGTCGCAGCATTCGCGCTCGGGGCTGGAATCGCCTTTCTAGGGGCTGGAAGCCTCCAAGGGTTGCAACCACTCGAGTCTGCCCAGTTTGGTGCCACAGGAGCCGTCCTAGGGCTTCTCATGGCTATTCTGTTCACCTACGCTGGCAAGGGTCAAGTGCCAGACGAGGACT